TCATGGATGAGGGATTTTACAGAAATTAATATGCATTCTGTAAATGGTATGCCTATAGTTGCACAATTTATAGATAATGAACATAAAATTCCTTTTGGATCACATGGAAATATGGAAATTATCGAAGAAAATAAAATTATTTTTGAAGATAGTTTAGTTGTTGGTTCTTTTGAAAGTGCAGAAATTATAGAAAATATTGAAGTAAATAATAAAAACATAGATGCATTAGTTGGTACAGGTTATTTGTATGACCAAAGATTTCCAGAACTTGTTGCTTATTTGCAAGAACAATATAATGAAGGAATACCGATTGAAGGATCTGTTGAAATTTGTGCAGATCAGGAAAAAGGTAATAAAAAAATAATATATGATGGAGGGTGGAAAAAACAAGGAAGAAAACCTAAAGAATATCAGTATAGTGGACATGCTTTGGTGATTGGTGAAGTTCCCGCTGATCAGAACGCATTATTATTAGAACTTAATATTAAAAGAAAGGAGGATATTATATTGCCAGTTAATAAAGATAAAAACATCATTGAAATAAATGCTATGAATTATAGTGATATTTCAACGATTATTGAAAATAAGTTCAATAAAAAAATGAATGAAAATGAATCAAATTATTGTTATTATTATGTTTATAAATTTTATCCAACTATATCAACATTTATTATGAAAAGTTGGGATAAAACTGGTGAATATTTTCAAATTACATATACAGTTGAAAATGGTGAAGTTTTACTTGGTAGTATAACGAAAGTCGAGGAAGATTGGAAACCGATAAATGGTGAAGAATCTATCGAAGTTAATACACCAATTAAAAATATAATAAATAAATATAAGGAGGCTGACAAAAACAAAATGGATGAAAAAATTGTATTAGAACTTAATCAAAAAATCGAAGATAAGATTAATGAAATTAATACATTAACTAAATCTTTGGAGCAAAAAGAAGTAGAAATCAATACTCTTACTAAATTTTCAGAGGAAAAAGTAATAGAAATTAATAGTTTGACTGAAAAGGTAAAAGAATCAGATGATAAAGTTGCAGAATTAAATACTACTATTGTAGAGGTTAATAAACTACTTGAATCTGAGAAAACTGAAAAAGAATCTCTTATTGTAGAAGTTAATTCTTTCAGAGAAGAGAAAACAAAATTGGAATCAGAAGCAAAAATTGCAGAAGTTAATTCTTATTTTGAAACAGAAATTACTAAGAATGGTTTTGAAGAATCTGAAGTTAATTCACTTAAATCATTTGTAGATGCTGTTGATTTAGAAGGTTTAAAAAGAGCAGAAGCAGAATTATGTGCTAAGAAATTTAAGGAATTGGTTGCTAAAGATGCATCTGTAGAAACTAATACTAAGAATGATATGTTTATTGCAATTAAGGAAAAAGAAAAGAAAGTAATTCCAGGAAGTGTCCCTTCTTTCTTTAACTAATTTTAAAGAGAGTAAATATATAAAATAAAATATAAATATAATAGGAGGTAATAAATATGAGTTTATTCAAGTTTCATGATTCAAATTTTCTTAATGGTTACAACAAACCTAATGTGTTAGCAATTGCAGATACATATAATGGTTATCAGTTTAATGTTGTATCTGATACTCAGGTGATTGTCCCTGATTTAGCTACTGCAAAATTGGGTGATATTTGGGTAATGTTAAATATCATCGACAAACCTGAAATTATTAATACTGATGAGTACAAAGTTAGTGCTGGTGAGTATATCAGAGCATTTAGACTTAAGGATTATGTTGGTCAACAATTGGACATGTCTTCTGATTTACTTACTGATACATTTGCTAATGTTGCTGTAGGTGATTATATTATTGGTAGGTCTGTAGCTGATACTACTAATACTCAAAAATGGACTAAAACTGCTGATCCTTCTACATATGCAATTTATCTTAAAGTGATTAAGAAAACTACTTTCGGTGCGTTCACTATTGATGCCGGAGGCGGTACTGTTCCTGGTGGTTATGTTGTAGAAATTATGGCTAACGATTTGTAAGATTAAACTTTAATAAAATATTAAAATAATTAAAATAAAATAGGAGGTATTTAATATGAGTTTAGGAATTGATTTTAAGAATTTAAGTGAGAATGCAGAACAAATTGAAATTAATAAAATTGTAAAAAATAAATTATCAAATGCAATGACAAACAATCGTCCGAGTGAAGAAGTGGAAATTTTTACTAATATTGTTTATGGTAAAGATGTATCTAAATATGGTAAAAAAGTTGATACTGTGATGGACAAGATTAAAACTTTAGCAGGAATGGCTGAAGATGGCAATACCAAAGCAAAAGCAGAATTAAATGCCATTAGGACTATTACTATTCAGCAACCTTTAGAAAAGAGATTAGCTATTAATAATGCTATGGGAAATGTTGTAAAAGTTGGATATAATGAGGAGCTTAAATTTGAGGTATATCAGATGCAAGGGGATAAGTCAAGAATTCAAGCAAGTTCTGGTTCGTTTGTATTCCCTACTGTAAAGAAAAGAACTGGAGTTATGACTACTCAAACTTCTACTGGTGGTGTGGTTACTGATTTTCGTGAGTTGCAGAGTGGTGCACTAGACGGTCTTGCAATACAGAATGAACAAGTGCTTACAGATATGACTAATCAAATGGTACTTTCTCATATTAATGCTTTAAGAAGTGCTATTACTGCTGCTACTACTTTAAAAAATTATGCTGAGGGAATTACTAAAACATCAGTTGAAAGCGTTAGAAAGAAAGCTAGACGTTTTGGTACTTCTGTTACTATTTTAGGTGATTATAGTGCAGTAAGCAAACTTGGAGAATTGACTAGTTTTGGCGTTGTAGCTGCTGGAACAGAATTTAGATTTCCTGAATATGTGATGGAAGAAGTTATGAAAACTGGTCTTATTAAAAATTATAAAGGGAGTATTGTTGTAGAAATGCCTAATAGTTATAATATGATTGATCTTAATACTGCTGGTGATTTCTATGCTCCTCAATTGCCTACAACTGATTTGTGGTTTTTACCTCAAGGTGCTTACAACGCTTTGCAGATTGGCCTTCGTGGGTCGTTGACTAGTATGACTGCGACTGACATTAATTTGAAGGCTGAAGTTACAAGATATGACCAAGAATTCGGAAATTACGTTATTGCGGAATATCTTCCAGCAATTGGATATTTATACGATGCTTCTCTGGCAGAATAAATTAAAATAAACTTTGACAATTTAAAAATATAATTGTTTAATACATATTAAGATAGATATTAATTGAGGTTCGAAACTTAATTAATATTGACAAGGAGGTTTTCCTAGACCTCCTTCTTTTATTTTGTTTAAATTTAGGTGGTGATTCGATAGGAGGGATTAAATATGGGACTAATAACAAAAGAAGTTTTAGTAAGTTGGCATCATGCTAATAAAAAATATTATGAAGAAAAAGGGTATCCATTTACTAAATATGGTGATGAATTTTTAGTAAAAGTTGAAGATTTACCATATTCTTCTCATTATGTAGTTAATATTAAATGTGATGGTTGTAAGAATGAATTAAAACCTATTGAATGGAAAGTATATAAAAAATGTGTTCATGAAGATGGAAAATATTATTGTAATAAATGTGCTATTAAAATTAGAGATGAAAATAATGAAACTAAATCAACTATGATGAAAAATAGCAAGTCTTTTGAAAAATGGTGTTTAGATAATAATAGACAAGATATATTAGATCGTTGGGATTATGAATTAAATTATTTAAAACCATATGACGTTCCAAGTAAGTCTTCGAAAAAATATTGGTTTAAATGTAATATAAATATACATAATTCTGAATTAAATGGTATCGCTGACTTAACAAGTGGTAAACAAATAAATATAGATTGTAAAGCATGTAATTCATTTGCTCAATGGGGTATAGATAATATAGGTGAAGATTTTCTAGATAAATACTGGGATTGGGGAAAAAATATAAATATAAATCCTTGGGAAATTAGTTATGGTAATAATTCAAAAAATAAAAAAGTGTGGATTAAGTGCCAAGAAAAAGACTATCATGGAAGTTATAAAACATCTTGTAATGATTTCACAAGTAATAAAAGATGCCCACTTTGTATTAACCTACATGGAATAGTTCATCCATTAGATTCTTTAGGAACATTATATCCAGAAGTTTTAGATTTATGGTCAGATAAAAATGATAAATCACCATATGAGTATGCACCACAAAGTAGTCAACAAGTTTACTGGAAATGTAAAGATGGTAAACATGATGATTATTTAAGAGAAATAAGAAATTCTCAAAGTTGTGAATTTGATTGTCCTTATTGTGTAACTGAAAATAATTATTCTAAACTACAATTAAAGACTGTTACATATTTAGAAGAATTAAATTATAAAATATTACATGAAAACAATTGTACTATTAGTCCAAAAAATATTTTAAAAGTTAAAAATATAAAATCATCGTCTAAGTTGAGGTATGATAATGAAATAATACTTAAAAATGATAAACATTTAATAATAGAAGTTCATGGGTGTCAACATTATATAATTAATAGTTGGCATATACAATCTGCAATAAAAAATAATACTTCTCCAGAAGAAGAACTACAATACCAAATAGATAAAGATAAATATAAAGAAGAATATGCAAGAAAAATGGGATATGAATATTTAATTATTCCATATTGGACAGAAAAAAATGAATCATATAAATCTTTAATTGATAAAAAAATTAAAAATATTTTAAATTAAACAAAACCAAAAATATAAAGGGTAAAATTAATGGAGGGTGAATATTATGTCTATTGATATGAATAGTAGATCAAGGGTTAGAAACTTATGTGATTGGAATATTTCATGGGAAAGGTATTCTATGGAAGGTGACGAATTCATCAAAGCTAACCAAACAGTATACATTCCTAATATGGAAATTGAAACACAAGTACAAAATAATAATTTATTCTTTGTTGGAACAGGAAATGGTTCACACAGTAGGGTTTATATTGAGAATCCAGAAATGAGAGAACATTTAGGTTTTGATAATAAAGAAGAAAAACGTACTCAACTAATCCTAACTGATGAAAAATGTAAAGAAATATTCGACTATAAAACATTTAGCACATTTAAGAAGCATGTAACTGAAAATATCATTACTAATCAAGAAAAATCAAAAATGGTTAATTATGCTAAAAAAAATAAGATAAATGACTATGATAAGATCCAGTTTTTAACCGAATATACAAATTTACCATTCAAAAATGATGAAAATAAAGAATAATCATATCAAGAAAAGTGGTGAAATAGTTTGGGAACTTTACTTCAGAAGATATATGATAAATTTTTTATAAAAGTATCAGATTTTGATTTTACTTATAAACAAGATTTAGTTTTTGAGTTTTTTGAAACATCTATTGGGTATAGTTACAAAACTACACCACATGATTTAGATTATATTTTATATCCTAATAATGCAGTTTTAATAATATATGGATTAGTGGAAAATAGTGGTTACATTACTTTAAATATTAATTCTGATACATACACAATTTCATTATTAACCACTGATACAAAGTTAATTATTGCTAATAAAATAAAATCAGCAATAGAATTAGATTATACTGTAATTTTAGATGATATTGAAAATCCTATGTTAACAATTACTAAAACTGATACAGATGTTATTACATTATTATTTACAGATACTAATAATACAAATTTAAATTTAATTATTAGAAAAACATATGATGGAATAATGATTAATGATTTAGATATAGATGAAATTGAATTAATTTCATTAAATATGAAGAAAGCATATTTAGAATATTTATTAAAACCTTTAAATCGTTTAAAAACAACTTTAGGTACTAAAGATTTTAATCGTCTAGCAAATAAATTAGAAGAATACAAAGTTTATTCACTAATGCTTAAAGATTTAAATGATCAAATTGATAACTTTAGACAAGAATTTTATTCTTATTCTAATTAAGGTGATGAAATTATGATAAATAATAAAAATAATCACAATAAACAAATTCTTATCAAAACTCCTCAATATGAGATAAGTTTAAAGGATTTGTGCAATAAAGAATATTTAAAAATTAATCATATAATGCACATGATTGAAAAAGAATTTGATATTTCTTTACATGATTATCCAGAACTAAGAGGTAAAATTCTTGATATAAGTAATTTTATTAGGAGGATTCCTAATATGGAAAAAGAGATAATGTAAATATTATTTAAAGGAGGTTATAAGTATGGATAGTTTTAAATTTGAAAAAGTATCAGAAATAGAATTAAGTAAATTAGATAATACACCTAATAATGCTGGGATTCAATTAATTGAATCAAGAAGTTTTACAGAAACAGCAATTGCAGGTACATATACGGCAACAGTAACTATTCCTGCTAATGCAATAGTACTTGATGTAATTTTTAAAAATGCTGTTGTATGGAATAATAGTGGAACTGCTACATTAAATGTAGGTGATGTAGATGATACAGATGGTTATATTACAGCAGTTGATGTAAAAACTGCTCCAGCAGCAGATGTAAATGGTGCAGGTGGTATATCATCTAGAGGTGAAGATACTGGTACTGGTGCATATAAAGGGTTATTTAAAAAATATACTTCTGGTGGTGTAATTACAGCATCCATAGTAACAACCGGAGCAACCGGAACAGCAGGACGTTCAAGTTTATATGTAATATATGCAATGAATCAAACGGTAGTAAATGCAACGAAAGCATAATATAAATATTATAATGGTTGATATTTGAGGTTGCAAACTTAAATATTGTAATTAATAGACATATGCCTATACATATGTCTATTCCCATTTATATCTCTTATATAGGAAGGAGAATGATTAAAATTAGTATTAAACTTACATATGAAGAAGTTAAAGAATGTGTTGAAAACAAAGGGTATGAATTAATTAGCACAAAATACATAAGTAATAGTAAATAACTTATCATTAAAGATAGATATGGTTATTATTATACAATAAATTTAACTAATTTAAAATATGGAAGTCCACCATGTTTTGTAGAAAAAAGAAATCCTTATTCGATACAAAATATAAAACTTTGGTGTAAGTTAAATAATAAATCATTTATATTATTAAGTGAAGAATATAAAGGAAATAAAGAAAATTTAAAATGGCAATGTTTAAAAGAAGAGTGTGAAGAAATATTTGAAATGTGTTGGAAAAGTATTCTTATAGGTACTGGTTGCAATTATTGTGCTGGTAGGCAAGTAGGATTATCTAATTGTCTTGCAACTAAAAATCAGGAACTTGCTAGTGAATGGCATCCAGCAAATAATGGAAATTTAACACCATATGATGTGACTTGTGGCAATGATAGAAAAGTTTGGTGGCTATGCAATAAAGGACATGAATGGAAAGCAGCAATTGCAAGTAGAAATCAAGGAAAAAATTGTCCATATTGTGCAGGTTTATTACCTTCAAAAGAAAATAATTTGTTAATTTGCAATCCAAAACTTTGCGAAGAATGGGATTATGAAAAAAATAAGAAAAGACCTGAAGATTATTGTCCTAATAGCAATAAAAAAGTTTGGTGGAAATGTGGTAAATGTAATCATAAATGGAAAACAACAATTAATAGTAGAAATAATAACGTCGGTTGTTCACAATGTAAAGAATCTAAAGGTGAAAAAGAAATAAGTAGAGTATTAACAAAATATAATATTCCACATAATTCACAATATACCTTTGATGATTTAAGAGGAATTGGTAAGGGATTATTAAAATTTGACTCATCTGTATTTTGGGATAAAGAAATGACAAAATTAAGGATGATCTGTGAGTACGATGGAATTCAACATTTCAGACCTGTATGTTTTGGTGGAATTTCTATGGAAAGAGCAATAGAAAATTTTAAAATACAAATACAAAATGATATTATAAAAAATCTTTATTGTGCCGAGAATAGTATTCAATTGATTAGAATACCTTATTGGGAATTTAAGAATATTGAAGAAATATTGAACAATTATATTATTATTACTTAATAAAATAAAAATATAAGGAGGAATTTAAATTATGGCAACTAACTTCATAGGTAGATCTCTAGTGGCGAATGAAATTGAACAAAATGTAGAATTAAATATGGCATTTATTAATCTTATTGTAAACGATAGTCCAAACACAATTACACTTTCATTTGATGTGGCATCAGCTAGTGCTGTTGGAAATTTAATGGTTTTTAAAGCAGGAGAAAAAAGAACAAATATTGCAGTACCTTTTAAGAAATTATATTACAAAGCATCTGCTGATACTTCTGCATTTAGAATTGAAGGATTAGCAACAGCACCATTCTAAATATCAATAATAATAGTTATTAAAGAGTAGATTATAATAAACATATTTACTCTTTAATAATATAATTTATTATAAGAGGTTGTGAATTATGAATACAAGACAAGAATGGTTAAATAATACAGATTATACTACCCAATTTTATTCTGTAGAAGAAACAATAAACGAAGTAAAAGATAATTTTGATATAAGAAGATATTATAGTGCTGAAGGTGCAGATGTAATTGTTGATGGAATTGAATGTAGAGCATTAGTTCAATATTTTACTAATCCATTAAATCAAGCAAAATATGATAGGAAATTACATGTTCCAATGGAAACTAATATATCTACTGGTTCTATTGTTAATTATGATGGTTATAAATGGTTAGTAACAGGAAGCATTGATGATATACAAGCATATAAAACTGCTGGTATGGTGAAATCAAACAACACACTAACCATATACAAAAACAACACATCATATCAAATCCCTTGTATAATAAATTCAAATGTAAATCTTGATACTGATGAAACTACTTATATAGAAACTCCATCCACTATCATTGTATTAAAAATTCCTAATACAGAAATCACAAGACAAATTAAACGTGGAGAGATTTATCGAATTGGATTACAGTCATATGAGATTAAAGATATAAACGATATTGTGGAAAATGGATTACTTGTATTGGAGATAGAGTATAGTCAAGAGGCACAGGAAGAACATACATACGTACTTACCATCCTTAATAATGACAATCTACAAATTGCACAATCTCAATTACTTACAATTAATGCCGAATTGAAAGATAATGGTGAGATTGTAGATTCACCTAATTTAATTTATTCTTCAAGTAATGATAATATTGCCACTATTGATGAAGGTGGTGTTGTGAGTATTATTGGTTTAGGAAATGTTGTGATTAGTGTCTCTATGGCGAGTGACGAAGATATTAATGATAATATTAATGTTGAAATTATTGAGGATGTAATTAATAACATAACTTATACTTTAACATCTACAAGTTTACCTGATAATGAAATTATATTAAATCAATCAAAAGTTTATAAAATACAAAAATATAATAATGGTTTACCTATAGCACAGACGTTTACCTTTAATGTTGTAGGTGATAATTCAAGTTATCAATTGTCAGTTATTGATGGGAATCATTGTAGTATAAAGGCATTGAAGAGTGGTTATACGATTACTTTACAAGCAATTGATGATAGCGACAATACTAAAATTATAACTAAAGAAATTAAATTAAAGAATTTGTTTTAAAAGTTGGTGAATATATGAGTGCAAGTCCAAAATTTAAATTTATAGAAAAATCTTTAATAGATATATTATTATTAATTGTATCAAATCAAAATATCTTAAGGTATATAAAATATTTAAATAATGATCCTTTAGATTCATCTCTACCTAACATTCAAGATAATTTAATTAATACAAATATAATATTAGCACCATTTGATAAAAATATTGTTGAAATATTAGAAATTAAATTATTTTTCTATCCATTAAGAAGTGATTTAAAGTCAAAAGCATTAGGTAAACATATTTATATGTTAGATATTGTATGTCCTATAGAATATTTTTTAATTCAGGGAAAAGGCGAAATACGTGTAATACGTATAGCCGATGAAATTACTCAGATGATAGACCAAAAACATATAACAGGAATTGGTGAATTAACTATACCAGAAGCTTTTTTATCAAGATTAAGTAATGATACTAATTATGTAATTTATTCTTTGCCAATAGAAATTAATTCTACATCAGTAAAAAGTTGAGTTGATAAATATTATTTTTAAAGAAGGATTTGGAGGATAGACACTTCCCACCTTCCATTTTTATTTATAATATGAGGAGGTAAGTAATGGGTAGAAGAAAATATCCTTATAAAGAAGTAAAACTATATATTAAAAGTTTAGGATACGAATTGATAGATGAAGAATATAAAAATAATAATACTAAACTAACTTTAATAGATAAATTTGGATATTATTATACAACAACATTAAATAGTTTAAAAAGTGGTCATTTACCAAATTTAACGCATAAAAATAATCCTTATTCAATTCTAAATATAAAATTGTGGTGTAAGTTAAATAATAAACCTTTTGAATTATTAAGTGAAACTTATGAAGGAACATATAAAAAATTACAATGGAAGTGTTTAAAAGAAAATTGTAGTGAAATATTTAAAACTGCATGGTATGCTATTTTAAATGGAAATGGATGTGGAGTATGTGAAGGTATGCAAGTAACACTATCTAATTGCCTAGCAACAAAATATCCAAAATTAGCAAAAGAGTGGCATCCTACTAAAAATGGTGATTTAACACCTTGGGATGTGACATGTGGAAGTCATAAAAAAGTTTGGTGGCAATGTAGTAAAGGGCATGATTGGAAAGTAATGATTAAAACTAGAACTAATGGCAATAATTGTCCGTATTGTGCAGGACAATTACCGACTAAAGAAAATAATTTATTAGTTATTAATCCTGAATTATGTGAAGAATGGGATTATGAAAAAAATAAGAAAAGACCTGAAGATTATTGTCCTAATAGCAATAAAAAAGTTTGGTGGAAATGTAAAGAATGTGGTTATGAATGGTTTGCATTAATAAGTAGTAGAAATAAGAGCATTGGTTGTCCTGAATGCTGTAAAAGTAAAGGTGAAAAGAAAATAAATGAGGTATTAATTAATAAAAATTGGATTAAAATTTCACAAGAAGATTTTGATAATTTAATTGATAATAATAAATATAATAAGAATTATTTTATACCACAAAAAGAATTTGATGGATTGATAGGTATGGGTGGAGGTTTATTATCATATGATCATTATTTGCCTAAATTAAATTTATTAATTGAATATCAAGGAGAATTTCATGATGGTACAGCGAAACAACAAACTGAAGAAGAATATGAAATTCAAATTGAACATGATAGAAGAAAATGTGAATACGCACAAAATAATAATATAAAATTGCTTGAAATTTGGTATTGGGATTTTGATAGGATTGAAGAAATATTAAATATTATAATAATAATTAATAATAAAATTGTAGTTGATGAAAATGGATAAGAGTTTCTTTATTCTCGGTTTACCTGTAAAAATTAAAAATGTCGGTTCAGCACATTTCATAAAAATCAAACAACTACCAGAATTTACATTGCTTCAAAATATTTTAACTATAAATAAAGATAAAATTATATCAATGTATAAACAACAAAATATGGATGAAGAAGCAATTAATTATTTTATTAATAGCATATCATTATATCAATGGGTAATTAATATTCCTGAAGTTAAAGAGTCATATTCGCAATTATTTTATTTTATTTTCAAAGAAGATGTATTTGACAAAGTAAATGAAAATAATTTTGAATATCTAAGACAATTAATAATGGATATGAATTGCATTAAAGAAGAAAAAATTAATCCTAATCCTGAGATACAAAAATGGATTGATAAATCTAAAAAATTTAAACAAAATGGAGAAATATTAACTTTTGAAGATATTGTAACTAGTATTGCTGTTGGTACTGGATATACATATGAATATATAAATAATTTATCTTTATATCAATTTAATTTAACATTTCAACGTATTAGTGCATTTAAATCTTATGATACAAGTACATTATTCTCTACAGTATCAACTGAAAAAATTAATATTGAATCTTGGTGTAAGAATATTGATTTATTCAAAGAAGAAAAAGATGGTGTTTCAAGAGATGAATTTAATAAAATAAAAGGTAGTGTTTTTGGAGGTGGTTAATGCAATGTGAAAACAATAATTAATGATACCTGTAATATTATTGCAAAAAGATTATCTGATAATAAAATTGCTTTTTCTGCCGAAATACAATTAGCATTTATTAGTCAAAAAATTACTAGTGAAGATATTAGAGGTGGGATTGGTAGTCGTTTAATATCAATTAATAAAAATAATAAAGATATTGAGATAAATATAAAATCTGTAATTTGGGATTCTGATTTTACAGAGATGGTATTTGGTTTAATAGTCACTGGAGATAATTCTATATTTAAAAAAGAAGATAATTTAATTTGTATAGGTAAAACATTTGATGATTCAATTTTAATTGATGAAGAAAGAGAACTTGATTTAAATTATGAATTTGATGATCAAGATGATGCTTCTGTACTTATTAATTATTTAACAGGTGTTCCTTATACAAATAAAGTAGAAATTCAAAATATTCCAAAAGAAAATGGAATTATAAAAGTAATTGATTCTGAAGGAATAAAATATGAAGTTGATGAATTTATAAATAATTATATTGTATTAATTGATGATATTGAAGGTACTGATTTTATTGCATTATATGAATATGAAATATCAGGAAATACAATGAATATTGATATTAGTAAATTTCCAGAAGCATATTCACTAGAATTAAGTACAATTGAATATTCATTGATTAGCAATACAATTATAAATGATTTGTATTTTATATTTAACAAGGCATTACCTTCTGGAGATTTTGATTTAAGTTTTGAAAATGGAAAAGTTTTAACAAGTGAAATAGATTTTAAAGTATTGACTAAGGTTGGTACAAATGAATTAGGAAGAATAATTGAAGTATTAAGAAATTAATTAATACCTATAAAATATAGGTATTTTTTATTTTATAAATATAATAAATAGGAGGAATTTATAACATGAAAACTATAATTTCAGATGTTTGTGACTGTTTATTACGTAGAATTTCTGATGATAAAATTGTATTTACTGGTGAAGCACAAATGTCTAGTTTTTCTCAAAAAGTTAATGCACAGGATATTAGAGGTGGCATTGGTTCTAAATTATTAAGTATAGTTAAAAATGAGAAAGATGTTGAATTAACTGTACGGAATGCTGTATTTGATTCAGATTATTTAGAATTAGTAAGTGGTACTTCTTGGTCTTCAGCAACTAGTACAGTATTTAAAAAAGAAGAAAATTTACTCTCATCTAATGGCACTACTGTTACAATTATTGGGACTCCCAAAACTGGTGGTATTATTAAAGTTATTGCTGCAGATGGTACGCAATATGCTGGCACATATTTAACTGGAACAGTTACATTTGCTGGTGGTACTAGTGGAGCATACTACACTTGTTTATATCAAGCAGATGTAACAGGCAATACACTATCTATTGATTCCGCTAAATTCTCAGAAGCATATTACTGTGAATATAGAACAATTGAATATAATATTGAGACTAATGCAATTAAAAATGATATATACTTTGTATTTAATAAAACTTTACCTGATGATAATTTTGATTTATCTTTTGAAAATGGCAATCCAATTGCACCTGAGATTAAATTACGTGCGTTAGTTGCTTCCGGTTCATCAGTAATTGGGAAAGTTATTGAAGTCCCACGGAGTTAACTCTTTATTAAAATAAATATTAAGTATTATTAAGAAAAGAGGATTTAAATAGTTATGATTTTTATTCCTCTTTTCTTAAATATTTAAAAGGTGGTGAATAATAATGATTGACAAAGGAAAAGAAGTATTAGAAAAACAATTAAAACCAATTGAAATAAAAGCTAAACAAAAACCTTTTCCTCTTGTTTTAGAAATACAAGAAAAACTTAATCAAATTAAAATTAATGATAATCCATTAGATGTAAATGGTTTATATAATGATGAAACCAAAAATGCAATCATTAAATTGCAACAAATTACTGATTTTACTCCTAATGGTATTATTGACCAGAATTTAATATTTAGATTAGATGAAATTATTGAAAATCAAGTTATAAATGAATATAATAAAGGCAAAACATTTGCAGTGTTATATAACAAATATAAAAAAAATAATAAGTAATATAATTATATAGATAAATAGGGATAGGTTGGAGTAATTAATTAATTGATAAGAACCTTCACCTTTTCTCTATTTTTTAAAAACCAAAATTTTAATCAAACTTGGCTTTGATAATAATATTCAATCCCACAAACTCTTTATCTATAAGGGTTTTTATTTTTGCCCATAACAAACAATTAAAAAAGAAGGTGATAAATTCACATGACAATTAGAAGCACATCTCACTACAAACACATACAACACTACTATGGTTTATCCACAGATTCAAAACCTACCAAAACTGATATCGGTGACAAATTTATAGAATTAGACACAGGTGATGAATTTCTTTTTAATGGCACAACATGGGAACCAGATGAAACCTCCATAAACACAGTACAAAAAGGTATTGCTATAGACGGTACGACTGTAGAACAATCATACGAAAAAGATCCTCAAGGTTTAGGTGTTCAACGCACAGTAATAGCAGCATTTCCAAATCTAACTCTTACTCATACAACCATCGCAGTATCCACTACATCTACTATTGTCCTTCCTGCTAATTCTAATAGAAAATATTTACTTATAGTTAACGATAGTGATACAAATGTTTATGTTTCATTTGGAACTGATGCTGTGATTGGTGAAGGTATTCCTATAAATTCTAGTAATTGCAGTTATGAACAAAATCCTTGGATTATATCAACTCAGGCAATTAATGCTATCCATAATGTGGTTGGAGAAACTAAAAATTTATTAGTTACAGAAGGTGTTTAATTTTTAATGAAAAAATGTACGTATCAAGAAATCAAAGAATTTGTTGAAAATTTAGGTTATGAATTAATTAGTAAAGAATATAAAAATAATCGTTCTAAATTAATTTTAAAAGATTATAATGGTTATTATTATATTATTAAATCAAATAGTTTACAACAAGGTTATAAACCAATGAAATTTCATAAATCTAATCCATATACAATTCAAAATATAAAACTTTGGTTAAAGTTAAATAATAAACCGTTTGAATTATTAAGTGACACATATATTAATGCAAAAGAAAATTTAAAATGGAAATGTTTAAAAGAAGAATGTGGAGAATTTCTTAATATATCATATAGGAGTATTTTAAATGGTTATGGTTGTGGATATTGCGCTGGTAGACAAGTAGGTATTTCTAATTGTTTAGCAACTAAATTTCCAGATATTGCTACTGAATGGCATCCCAGAAAAAATGGTGATTTAACACCTTGGGATGTTACACATGGAAGTGGTAAACACGTATGGTGGCAATGTAATAAAAATCATAAACATGAATGGTATGTTAGTATAAATTCTAGAACAAATAGTAATAATGGATGCCCTTATTGTTCAGGACAATTACCTTCCGAAGATTATAATTTATTAGTTATTAATCCTGAATTATGTAAAGAATGGGATTATGAAAAGAATATAAAGAAACCAGAAGAATATTGTCCAAATAGTGGTAAAAAAGTTTGGTGGAAATGTAAAGAGTGTGGGCATGAATGGAAAACATATATTTCTAGTAGAAATAGTAAACCCCACACAGGATGTCCAGAATGTGCAGAATCAAAAGGAGAAAAGAAAATTAGTTTAATTTTAATTAATAATAATTGGATTAAAATATCACAACAAGAATTTGAACAGTTAATTGATAAAAATAAATATAATAAAAAATATTTAATTCCACAGAAAAAATTTAATGGTCTTGTTGGGGTAGGTAATAAAAAACTATCATATGATTTTTACATACCAAAATATAATTTACTTGTTGAATATCATGGAGAGCAACATGAAAGGTATATACCTGGTATATTTCATAAATCTATAAAAGATTTTGAAAAACAAATTGAACATGATAGACGTAAATGTGAATATGCACACAATAATAATATAAGTTTATTGATTATATGGTATTGGGATTTTGACAATATTGAAGAGATATTAGAGAAAGAATTAAATTAATATAAATATTTTAATTATATTAAAAATATAATGGTAAATTAATGATAATACTTAAAAATAATATATATGTAACTTTATTAGTAACGGAGGGGGTATAAATGCCTTTAAATAATACAGTAGATTTAATTGCAAGAGAATTAGCCTCACAAGGTGCATCATTTGTTAGTCCAACAGGTTCAGGTTTATTAATTGGTTCTGGTACAGTAATAAAACCAACAATTACATATAACGCTGGTGGAACAGTAACAATTGATGCAACTGGTGAATATAGATTTTTTCATACAGCAAATTATTCTGGTGAAGTAAGTGAACATACAATTGCAGGAGTCACATTAAGTATACCAGATCAAATAACTTCATATATAGTTGCAAATTATAATTCTGGCACTCCCCAATATTCGGTTACTACAGACTTATCAACTGTAAATTTTTCAAATAATGTAGTTGTTTATACTTGTAGTAGATCAGGTGATACAAATGTTGATATTCTTGATTGGGATGAACCAGGGCTTGGTTTAAGCAATAAAATACTTCGCAGAGATATGGAAACACGTAGATTTGAAAGAGTATCAGGATTAAATTTAAGCGAAGATACAGGGAGAAAAATAATTATATCTCCTGGTGCAGTATGGCAAGGTTCATATAGAAATTCAAGAATTCAAGTTGATTCAGTTACAAATCATTGTGAACAAGTAGTTACAGATGTTAATGGAGATTGGGTTAGTTCAGTAGTTACTGCTTACAATAATTCACAATATAATACAGGGACAGGATTAACAACACTTACTGATGGAAATTATGCTGTCAATTGGATATATAGAGGAATGGGAATTAATGCAGAAAATATTATTATATTATTAGGTACAGGTGATTATGACTTAAATCAAGCTAAAACAGCACAACCTCCTAACGCCCCATCAACTTTATCAACAAATGCTATGCTTATTGGTAGAATAATTATATTGAAGGGATCACAAAATGCCGTACAAATAGATAGTGCATGGGCAACAACTTATACACCTAGTACAACTACTACCCATTCTGGATTAACAGGTCTTACCGCAGGCCACAATGGTATTTATGACCATCTTCCAGAATATAATGCCGATGGTGTAACAGTAATATTAGATGTTGATAAAACCAACAATGTAGTAATTGCTAATAAAATAAAACCATCGACTGATAGTACAAATTCTTTTGGTTTGTATAAAAATGATGGTGTTGCATTGGTTGCTCATACCGATACTATAAATAATAAATTTGTAGTAGATAATTGTTTTAAATTACCTAACTTAACGTCAACTGAAAGAAATGCATTAACTGGATTATCTGGTGGAGAGATGGTTTACGATACAACTCAACAATGCGTGATGGTCTATGATTCTGTGTGGTATCAAATCTAACAATAAAGATAAACAGGAGGAATTTAATATGGCATTTCCAGTAAGTCCAGTCGATGGAGATAAAGCAATAAATAATGGAATAACATATATTTATGTTGGTTCAACACAATCTTGGGTTAGATATTATTCAGCATCGCCAATTAATAATCTAACAGCTACAACAGACCCCACTATAAATGACAATGCAACAGACGGATATCTTGAAAGCTCAACATGGCTAAATACAGTAAGTGGGGTAACATTTACTTGTGTTTTCTCAGACACAACTACAGCGACATGGGTTAACACAAGTACGAGTACATTCTATTTTGATGATTGGAACTCATTAGTAGCAGAAATAAGTCAAACTGGAAGTACATATATAAATAAATACTGCGTTGTTGCAAATGCAAATACAGCTCCTTCAAGTGGGACTTATGTTGCTCCGAATACGATTACATCACCAATTTTTGATGGTGGTGAAGCAACTTATAAGATTTTGGCACAAGGAGTTACTTATTCGGTAGAAACGCAAAAACGTACTATAACAAATCCAGTCATTACTTCCGTACAGAATCTATCATTACCAAAACCAACAGTTGCAGGGTATTATATTTTTATAACAATTCCTCCATCAGATGGATTACCAATTGGAATATCATTAGGAGATATCGCATTATTCGATGGTTCGGCTTGGAGTAAATTCCAATCATATGCACAAGCAAGTATAACCGTTTCAGTTGGAATTACTACAGAAACGCAAGTTGCGTGGTCAAAAGCGACAGGTTCATGGCAACAGACAAGTGGACTAGGATACATGTCTGGATATAAAACGGTAAATAGTGGTGTAACAACTGGAACAATAATAGCCTTTGTTGTTGGAGATAACTTTAACATGGGTACAGTAACATCACCCAATATACCTTTGAAGGCGGGGAGAACTTATGAATTACGTGCGTTCACACAAATTGTAGCTTCGGGTAGTTCTGGAGCAAGATTTGCTTTTGTTAATGTAAGCGGAGGTGCAGAAATTTCTTCGTTAGCACACGGGATATCTTATACAACAACTTTTACAGGTAATGCAGGTTCACAACCAGTAGCAGGTGGATTTTACACACCAACAGTTGATACTAATTTAAATTTTAAATGCGTTTCTCATACTGGAACGCCTGAGTTACAATTTGAGTCATTTAGAATTGAAGTAAAGCAATTGAAGTAATTCAAATAACCAATAACCAAATAAAGTTTGTATTTTGTAATTATGCCAATATAGAGTATTGGATTAATTAATTTTATAATATCTAAACGAGGTGATATTCCCTATGAATTACGTTTGGTTAGGAAATAATGAACAAATAAATCCAACTCAAAGTATAAATATAAATAATCTTATTAATACTACCACTCCAATCAATAATATGTCAATTGGTGGATTATTTAACTTGCTTTTTAACATTAACATTAATACTGATATTAATAGAGTTTGGATATAGAAATTTAAAATATTAAAATAATTATTTATTATATTAAATAATTTTAAATATTTTAATCTGTAATAACTACTAAATTATATTAAGGAAGGTGAATTTATTTGGCAAATATTCCTTTAACAGATTTATTATCTGGAGGAACAAATTCTCTAAGAACAGAAGTAACAAATATTCCTGCTGTAACTAATGCTAATATTGATATTGCATTATCTGCATTAAGAGATGCAATTACAAAAACTGGAGAAACGGTTAAAACATTAGCAGATGTAGTTGATAAATTAAGTGATGTAGGTGTAACAAGTTTACCTAGTTTAATTGCAGGTAGTGATATTGTTGGTAAGTTTGGAATTGATCAAACTACAGGTGGAACAACTAATGGTATAGTGAATAAAAATGCAAGTGGGAATGAGATATTCACTGATGCTAGTCCTGGTAGTATGAAACTAACTGGTAGTTATGTTGTGGTAGATGCAGTTATAGCGCAGGATGGAACCCTTTCATCAGAAATTGATTTTCAAAAGCATAAATACCTGTCCTTTTTAATGCCGTCTGAATGGACAGCAGCCACGTTAACCATAAAAGGTTCTGCTGTTGCAAGTGGCACTAAAAGAGTAATTAAAAATGATGCTGGTGTTCCCTTCCCTGTTATGACTGTGGCGGTTGACGAAATTTACAGTGTTGATATTCATGCACTGAAAATAGCAGGGGTTCACTTCTTATCTTTAGAGGCATCTGTTGCTCAGGTCACTGCAAGAACAATCAAAGTCATGTTGAAGGCGTAGGTGTGACTATGAGCGATTTACTCTTACTTAGAAAACGTCTTATGATTTTTGACGGATTTAACCGACAGGATGATATGAATAACTTAGGTTCTGCTGATACTGGACAGGTTTATTTGACCCCTATTAGTGAATCGGGGCCAACGGTTCCTGTATATGGTATATCAGGTAATCAAGCCTACGTAATAACTGAGGCAGATTCTAGCGGTTCTTTTGTCTATATACCTACTGGTCTTTTAGATTTTATTATTTCCTGTGATGTGAAATGGGTGACAAACGCAAGCCCTGGACTTGTTTTTCGCGGAAATGGTGAAGCAATCAAGGCAAATACAAGGCATTATATAACTAGATTAAATTCAACAAGCCTAGCATTGTTTTCATGGAATGGTGCTTCCTACTCATCTTTAGGTTCGTATGCTTTTATCCCAGTAGATGGGCATTCATACAACCTAAAAGTATCAGCGATAGGAACTATCATAACTGTTTATATTGACGAAGTGCAGGCAGTTTTTGCCAATAATAATACCTTGTCTGGTAGTTATGTAGGTTTGCGGAGTGGTAACACTTCTTCAAACTCGGCACCCGATAAGCGATGGGATAATCTGAAAGTGGAGGTGGCTTAAATGCCTTATTATTATGTGGTTCCGGCTATTATGGGAGAAGAAGCATTAGTGCCAGATATTCCGTCCGGAATGTCGTGGGTTGGTTGTCCTAGTGACGATTGTACTAGTTATTTGATTAAAACTAATGTGCCAATTGAGAATTTAACCCCTTTGACGGACGATGAGTTACGGGCTGAGTGTATCGCAAGGGGATTGAATTATGCTGATGTGCTAAATTGGCAGGTAGGTTAACAAACTAACGAAGGTGCGTTAGTTAGGGAACTGAATATAATACAATTGAATATTACATATATAATAATTGCATTTTATTCATTTAATAATTAAGTAGGATTGAAGTTTAATATCTCTCCTACTTAATTATTTTTTACATTTTTCATAACAAAAGCGTTGTTTTGTGGTAATTTATGATTATTTAATAGTCAACAAACCCTTATATTTCAAGGGTTTTATTTTTTGTGATTTTTTAAAATTTATAAATGTTAATTTAATTCAACATTTATTTCCTTTATTCTCTCTATGTTCTTTAAAATATTTTCTACACTTACTACAATAACTAATTTTATCTTTCGTTCTATGTCTACTAACAGGATAATCCATCATTTTTCCACATTGAGGACACCTACCCTCTAATTTTCTTTGTAATCTATATTTTCTTTGTTTCATGATATCTCTACATTTAGTACAACAATATTTTTGTTTGGTTATTATTGAAGCGAATGATTTTTCACAATGTAGGCATTGTTTAAGATTGTTAGTGTCGGAGATGTTATTAGATTTATTAGACATAATACTTGTCCTTTCTAATTGGATTATAACTGTAACTGAAACATTTAGCAAATAAAAAACTCTGCTATTTAATATTAAAATATCTTTTTAAAAGAATTTAAATGAATAAAATTCGTTTCAATCCCCTTGTTATCGGGAAGATATTTTAATTAGCAGAGTCTTTTATTTAGTTTTGAGAATCTCTATGGGAAGTATCGCAGGTTGATTGAAATGTTTGTTAATATTATTGTGTTTATAGTTTAATGTGATGATATTTCAATTCCCTATGAGAAGTAGTACAACCTGCTGATATTAAGTATTAGTATATATAATTGATAGTGATTTGTCAAGTGTTTTTTAGTTTAATTGATAATTGATTTAAAATTTATAAATTTAGAAAGTGAGTGATTAATATACCAGAAATTAAATTAGTTATAGATAATAATGTGTTAGATAAGTATAAAGACTTTTATTTTAAAAAATATCCTAAAAGACGTAAATTTCCAATTGACTCCCCTATTGCACCGTCACTTAACCAATGGTCGGTTATGGTACGTCTAAAAGCAAATTCAGTTAAACAAGCATGGTGTGAATTTGTAATTTGGCTAGTTCAAGAAAATAATTTAACTAATGCTAATATTTCTCAATGTAGAATTATTGCAACATATTATTTCAAAACTAAGCAACGTAGGGACGCTGATAATTACACGATCAAATTCATCGGAGATGGTTTAGTTAAAAGTGGATTATTAAAAGATGATGATTTTACTCATGTAAAAGAATTAGTTATTAGAGGTGATTATGACAAAGAACGTCCACGTACAGAATTATTAATAGAATATTAATATAATTTATTAACTTTGTGACGATTTAGGAGGAAGAATTCAAGAAGAGATTCAGAATTTTATATGTAGTGAATTAAAAGTTAAGAAAGTTAAATAGTTATTAATATAATTTTACATAATTAAATAAAACAAAATTTAAAAAAACAAAACAAAAAACAAAATATAATAAAATAAACGGAGGTATCCCTATTATGGCAAAATCAAACAAACAATTAACTTCTTCTATTCTCCTACAGGAGCAATCAAAATTATTTGTGCAGAAAAAAGTAAATATTCATATCAACAAAAAAGATTATGAAGTATTGGTGGATCAGAAGTTTCTTCCTACCAAGTTAAATGCGTTAATTATGGAATCTATTAGCAATTATGATAATTTAAAAGATTTAGATGAATCAGTTAAAGTTTCATATTTAATGCTACTTGCAATAAAAACATTTACAAATGTGGAAATTGCTAAAACTGATGATTTT